CAATTGCTTTCATGTTCTTATACTGTTGTTGGTGTTAATGCACCAGTACCTTGTACTGAAACACTTGCTTCAACTAGACCATCAAATGATGCACTTCTTGTCACACCAGTAACAATAGCTGAACCAGTATAATAAGTATCACCTGCTGTATCACCTTCAGGATATACATTTAGAGTTACTTCTGAGCCAATGGTTAAAGCACCTTGACCACTAGTATCAGTCTCATCCCAAAATACATCTAAACTTCCTGAGAAAGAAGTCAATGATGATTTATACGTTCTAGCAGAATCACCCATTGAAGTATCTTCTAAAGTATCAGCAGATTCTTCAATAGAATAAGACCTAATTTCAGCTACAGCATTAGAACCGACTTTTACAGTTCCTTCACTTCCTTTATGTGTTGCCATTTTCTACCTCGTCTTTCGACTTTTTCTTAGAAGAAGGTTTAATTTTATCTTGCGAATGGACTGCTTCTTCTTTCCAGCCCTTTTTCTTCATTGACTCAACCTGAGTAGGGTGAGCTATTACAGAACTTTTACCATTTGGACTAATTAATTTCATAATTTGTCTCCTATACTGCTACATCAGGATTAGTTTCCTGAACATAGTAATTAGTTAAAAAGGTTAAACTCACATATCCTAGTGGTTTCTCACCTTCACCATTAAATTCTATTTCTGTTGATTCTAAATAGCAGTCTTTAGCTAATCCATCTAAAGTTCTATCTGCTGCTATTGCTTCTTCAACTTCTTTTGATATTGTATCAATAGTATCATCAAAGTCACTAGTAGCTTTTGCATATCCTTCTACTACTACTGATAACTCTCTACTCATAACTCTATCAGTACCTATCACTATTGGTTCAGATGTTTCTGACTTAGTATAGATAACTAATGCTGGTACTGTTTCTAATGGATAAACCCTTGACTCATAAACTCTAGAACCAGTTGTAGTTAAACCAGTTAAAGTAGTTCCAAACTTTTCTCTAATTTGTTGTCTTACATGATTTGCCATTATATTTCCTCTAACATTAATGCACTAAAACCTGTTCTATCTGCTTGTATATTAACAACAGTATAGCTTTGTGCTGCTTTGAGTATATTACCATTTGTATCTTTTATTGCAGATACATCTAATGTATTTCCAAATGAAATATTAGGAACATCTATAGTTCTGCAATAGGCTATTGGTTTTAATGCTTCAACACCAATACCTTCTTCTTGTTCTACATATTCATTATTTAGAATAATATTAATTGTTGTAGAAGTACCTGAATTTGTATAAACAGCAGATACACCATGACCAAAATTAATATCTAAATATCCAGCCATATCTAATTCAGTTTCTAATCTAAATTGAGACATTATTCTTCCTCTAACACCAAAGAAACTAAACCTGTATTATCAGGCTCTACTGACCTAACAGTAAATGAAGTTTGAGGTTTTAAAACATTACCTTTATCAGTTGTTATTGCATCAACAATTAATCTATCTTCTTGAGATATGTAAGGCACATCAGATGCTTTAACTATTGCTCTTGGCTGATAGCCAGCAACAGGAACAGTGCCGCCTTCTATATTGAAATATTCTTGGTCAATAATAATATTAATATTCTTAGAGAATCCTGAATCAATATCAAAAAGGGTATCTATTAATGGGAAGTCATCCCATAAAGATTGTTGGACTTCAAAGAAAGTGGCAGTAACACCATGACCTGTTGTGGTATCAACATAGGCGTTAAAATCTAATGCACTCTCTAAAGGCATGATTTACTTTTTAGCTCTAGTCTTAGGAGCTTTTACTTTTGAAGTTTCTAAACCTACGCTTCTATCTTGTTTTTCAACTTTAGGTTTAGCTACATGAATTTCAGCTTTACCATATCCACATAAAGCATGACCTTCATGTTCAGGTAATTCAATTACATCACCAGCATGAACTCTTTGTCCACCAGCAACTGTATCTTTTAAAATTGTATATTTTTTCATATTTAAGTTGGGGGTATTGCTACCCCCATTCCATTTAAGCATTGGTTAATTATGCACCATCATTAGATACACAGAAGCTCACAGCATGACGTACTGCTACGTCCATAGTTTGTAAAGCAACTATTCTAATGCTACCTGTGTTAGACAGGCTATATGGGTCAACAGTTATATCAAGACCACCATAGAAACCAACTAATAAATCAGCAAAATTACCGAAATAGAAGTCTCCAGCAGTTACTTGATTACTTCTGACAACATTGTAGCCATTCATTCTTCCATCAGGCTCAACTACAAACATACCACTACCACTGTCTTTAGAAGTAGTTTTTAATGTTCCATAGTCTGAAGGTTTACAAATATAACCTAAGTTACCAACTAAACCATTGTCGTTTGCAACTTCACTTTCCATAGCAATAATCTCTGCGAAAGTTGGGTTTGCAGCACCAAAAGTTGTAGTGTTAATACCTGAAGTATTTTTGATACCTGTAGGTTGACCACTTGAACCTGAACCAGCTAAAGCACCTAAGTCAATTGCAGTAGCGATTGATTTTGTTAGGTCATCTCTGATTAGATTTTCAATATCAAGTGATGATTGTTGTAATAACAATCTTGTAGCATCAGTGAAAGCACCAACTACTTTAGGAGACATAGTTACTGAGCCTGAAGTAAATTCTGATTCAGCAGCAGCATTTCCTTCTGTAGCTATCCATGCACCACTAGCAGCAGCAGTTTTCTTAGGTATTACAACATTACCTTGTAATCCTCTAAGCATTGTTGCACCAGCTTGCATTACGCTTGAGCTGTTTCTTAATACATCAATGAAGTCTCCACCTCTATAATCTTCAGCGATTAGAGTTGAATCATCAGATGAATTAATATCTCTTTGCTTCCAAGTTCTTAGAACTTCAGCAGGTAACATGATGCCTTGAGCATCTTTACCATATTGTCTAGCAGCTTCAGCAGAACATTCAAATTCAAATGCTGCATCTTCTTGTGCTTTTCTGTCAGAAGGATTAGCCATAGCTCTGATTGCTCTTACTAGGCTGAATTCTCTTACTTCTTTTTTAGTCATGCCAATTTCTGAAGGAGTTTCTAAAGGAGTATTGTTAGAAATGTTTTCTAATAAAATTCCTCTAAATTCTGCAACAGAGATACCATCACTAATTGCTTTATCAGCTAAATCTCTTTTGTTGTGCTTAACAGCTAAATCAATGATTTCTTTTGAATTTCTTTTAAATTCAGCTTTAGCGTCTTCAACAGTTTGAGCTCTAACTTCGTCAAGATTAATATCTTGTTTCTTTTCGTTTTCCATTAGTTTTACCTCAATGTTTTTATATTGTTTATCTTTACTACGACCAACTCCGACTTTACGACTGGCATCAGCAGGCACAGCAACACTGGATACTTCCATTGGTGTCCATTGAGCTTTGTAGTAAGTCTCATTGTTTTTTTCGTAGCGTTCTAATTTATCGATTCGATATCCAACAGATATATTCATACGAATACCATCTTTTACGTCTTCAAATACTTCACGAGCTAAAGCAGATTTACCAAATCTAACTACAGCAGTTGTCCTCTTTGCTGTCTCATCTAATTTGAATTCTTCAATTACACCAATTTGCTTAGTCATATCATGGTCAAGCAATAATGGTGCTCTTCCTGAATTTATAAACTCCATGTTTATATCTCCAGCAGAATGTCCTAGCACTTCCATGCCAAAACTTCTTTCAACAGGTTCTTCAGAAGAAACACCTATACGAACTCTTCTATTTTCTTCATCAAGATAAGAATGTTGAGATAAATCAATAGTTCTATATTTCATAGGCATATCAATTACTTTTCTTTCCTCATCTTCATGTTCCATAGATACTTCGTCTAGCATTTCTACTTCTTCACCTTCTTGTTCATCCTCGTGGTGCTTTGAGAACTCAATGATTACAGAATCATCAGTCTCATTCACGTTGAGGATATGTCTATCTTCTTTATTCATAGATTTCTCCTCTTTATTTGTTGATAAAGGATGTTTTTCTGATTCTTGCGAATCAAAACTTGTTTGTCTTTCTTCTATAGCATCTTCAAATTTTATATATTCAAAATCATGCTCATCTAACCAATCTTTTGCTTGTTCAGTGGTATATTTAGAAGAATCAAATCTAATAGATTGTATTTCTGA